AAATCGTTCAACATTCCAAGATTTAGAATCCTTATCGAGTATATCATACAGATACTTCTTCATTACATCCACTTGTGATTCTGTTATAATGTATTTCATTAGTCTAAAGTTTTATAGTCCAATCCTGTTTTATCTTTAAACCATTGTTTAAATACGGGTTTCCATAAATCACCAAAAAAATTATTTAATTCTTCTTTGGCTATTTTATCTAAAATTACAACCATAGGTGATTCTGACACCATCCCTTCATATTCAGTTTTAGTTATATAACCTTGACTATAAACAGTCTTAAAATATTCTTTACCTGTCCAACTAAAAAGATATTCAGAACCTTCATCACTATAATAATTGTCATTAACAAAGTCATAAGAATCAATCAATGACCCACCATCTTCATCGATGGAGTCAAGTTTATAAATTTCAGTATTTCCATTTTTTGATGCGAATAAATTATCCATAAAATTATAGACAGAGGAGTTCAATTTTGATTCTGTTATAATGTATTTCATATTAGTATGCGTATTCACTTTCTCCATTATCAAAGGTTGTAACCTCATCTACATTAATGTTCATATGTTTTTTAAACCATCTAACAAGATGTTTTTGAATGTCTTCCAATCCGTTCATAGAGAATAATCTATATATGGCTCTATATACCTCTTCTAAGATATACACTTCAGTTTCAAAAGGGTTGTCACTATCAACAAATATAATGATAACGGGTTGTCCTTTACTATTAACTAATCCTAGTCTATCACCATCCATCTGATGTTCCAAACCTTCGAATTGACGTGAGATATAGTTATCAATCACGGTATCCATTTTACTTTCTGTTATAACGTATTTCATATTATTGATGTAATTTCCAAAAGTCTTTTATATGTTGATAGAAATTAGTATTAACATATTGTTTGATTTGATTTCTAAAAGTTATAAACTCATCACCTTCCAAATTGGATTCATCAGCCATTTCAATTCCGACATTATTGGCGATGGTTAGTAATAAATAGTTAAATGGGACAAACATACTATGAGTATTAAGCATTCTATCAATCTTACTTTTCATAGCGTCTTCGCGTCTAAGTAGTTTAATTCTTGTATGTTGTTGTTCTGTTATAACGTATTTCATATTATATTTCTTTTCTTGTTACCTGATAGAAAGTTAAATCCCATTCAGAACCGTATGATTTAAAGTCAATACCGAATAATTGTTCTAAAGAAGATGCGACACCACGTTTAATTTCTATTAGTTCACCGTAGTTCTTAGTATTCTTAATGTTATTAATATAGATTGTGATTGATATTTGTTCTATAGAGGTTTCACCTTTTTCATTTGGACCTGAACCCAAACCAACTCTTTTAGTTCCAAACTCAACATCGGCAACATCATAATTTTTAAGGATATAATCCTTAATCATATTATTCATTTTAGATTCAGTTATAATGTATTTCATATTATGTCCAATTAATTATTTCTGAAACGGGGAGTTCATATTTATTTTCAAACCATTCTCCAATATTATCCAACATTTCTTCTTCAGATATATTAAAGAAACCTGATAACGCCCACACGATATTTGTCTCTACTAATAAACGTTCATCTTCGTAAGTATAAATAAAGTCGTGAAAGTCTTTAGTTCCTTTTTGTAGAAGGATTAACTCACCGACAAATTCACCACCAACCAAGATGTATTCGGTCTTAGATAAGTACATATCCATAAGACGAAGAAGCTGAGTATGTGATACTTGATATTTCACAATATTAGAATTTTGTAACGTCAATAAAGTTACTCAAAAGAGTGGTTGATTTTTTAAATCTCTCGTATGTCCAAACATATTTAAATTTATCGAAGTAGGGTTGATAACCGTAGTAGTTCATTGCGTCAGTATCGTGAACAACTAATATCTGACAATCATTCTGAAATCTTTCGATATCCACAACTCTTCTTTCCGCAGGGGCGTGGTCAATCAATACAACTCCGCAAGGTATAACAGGTACTTTACTCCAATCCTCAACCAAGTGGAATTCGTGTTTATCTGTTCTTAAGTCAGTAAAGTTCTTATGCCATTCTTCGTGGTCATCATAAGATATTAATAACCTATCTTGATACTGACATATCTCGTGTAGTATGGGGGTGGAAAAATCCCCTGTTCCGAATTCAATAATCGGTCCTTCTGTTTTTAATACGGCCATCACTAATGGGTGTATGTGTGTTCCGTAAGACCCTTGTGGGTGTTTTCTATTTTTAATCATATTATTTAATTAACTTTCTACGTATTCTACTTCAACACCGAAATAATTTTCAAACCACTCCTCAATAAATAACTGAGACTTACCGAAGGGGAATAACTTATCAAAGGTGTCGATAAAGGATTTATCAATATATAATCTACCATCTGAACTATCAAACTCCATAAGAACTTCGGAGTCATAATAATCATCATTCAGGTCGTGGTAATATAAAACAATAAAGGTATCTATTTCACTTATACCGCCTGATAACTTCTCATCTAAGAATGATGTCATAAGGTTTTTTAATCTCTCTTGTGGTATTATATAATCCATAGTAATAAATATAAGGTTGTGTTCTTATAAATACATATTATTAGGTTTTAGACTTATAATGTGATATTGACAATGTGGGGGATATTCACTATGATTACAACATAAAAAAAGATATTATGAAAAGAATGACAATTGACAACTCCCATTCAGAGATTGGGTTTAAAGTAAAACACTTAATGATTAGTACCGTTAAAGGTAACTTCGCCACATACGGTGGTGGAATCCAAGAAGACGGAACAGTATCTGTATCTGTAAACGCAGGTTCAGTTAACACGGGTAATGTAGATAGAGACAACCACCTAAAAGGTGCGGACTTCTTTAACACAGAAGAATTCCCAACAATCGAATTCAATGGTAAGATGACTGAAGATATGACTACGGTTACAGGTAACATCACAATCAAAGGTGTGACCAAAGAAATCGAACTAAACACTGAGTATAATGGAACAAGCAGAGACCCGTGGGGAAATACAAAACACGGATGGGAAATCACAGGTACAATCAATAGAAATGATTTCGGACTTGTATGGAACGCACCATTAGAAACAGGTGGTGTATTAGTAAGTGAGAACGTAACTTTATCTATGGATATTCAGATGATGGAAGAAGTTGTAGAAGAGATGGTTACAGAATCAGCAAACTAATAAAACACTATAGATAACCTAAAGACCCTTACTGTAATAGTAGGGGTTTTTTATTTATAGGATAATGAAACATTCTAATCCATTCATTCCATCCTACCGTTCGTAAACTCACTACGGATTTCATTCAGGATTAGATTCTTTCATTATGTATATTTCACGTAGTATCGTATAATTTAAGTATATTTCCGTATCATTACGTATATTTCACCATAATCCTTATGTATAGAGATTATACATAACAACTTACTCGTGTATAGAAAATCAAATAATCTATACATAATCATTTTATCGTAATCCACATTACTGTAATGTATATTACCGTACAGGAATATTCATAGTACAATACACTGTTTACTGTCAGTTTATTACCATACGGTAAAATCCCCCCTTTTTACCGTGTCCCCCATATATGAGATGACTATGTGAGGGACAGATATAATACTCTGATTATATAATACTTCTAAACAATACCTTCGGTAATATACGAGGTATTATAAACTATAGAGTATAGTGTATGGTGACTAAGGGATTATATGAGATAACATATAAAAGATACCTACGGTATAAAACTATATGTTATTAGATATAATCCCCACTTTATACCACTAAGTTATCTGTCTATTAATAGTCACTACGAAGGGGACTAATTTATCGGTCAAACTATGGTCATATATCGGTCAGATAACACCCTCTAACGAGGGGTCGTTGAAGGATAATCCTAACACACTACGTGTTACCCACGCCTCTGTACCATAACTTCTATTATTCTCTGGAGTTCACATATACCTAAAAAAACCTTTCTAACAGTACTCTCAGAGGGGAAAAAGTGGTCTTTACTATAGCGTCAGGTACGATAGTGGTGGTAGAAAGTGGGGGAGAGTGTATAGAGAGTGGGGATTAAAACCCTGTAAAGCGATTATCCCCATCGTAAAGGGTGACTGACATTTTGACAATTCCAAATTTTTTAACACTTATTTTTAAAAAAAGTTATCAACAATTCCCCCCTGACAGTGTGTCAGGACCAATGTGGATAAAAAAAGTTATTCACATTTAATATGTTCATAACTATATTTTATTGTACCCTCTTTCAAGGTATATATTATTATGGACAATATGACAGACAAAATCTTAGATGGATTGACTTTCAAGGTGAGTTCAATAGAGAATAACTATAGTGTAAGATACTATGGTAAGAGTGGGGGAAGAGCACTCGGAATAATAAGGTTCACAGTAAACCATAAGGTCGATGGTAGAATCCCTCAGGTAATCCCTATTATAACTTCAATGGACCTAAATGAATTAATCGGTTATATAATGGGGATGAATAATCTCTCAGCTAATATGGGGGATTACATTGTCTATCTAATCAGGTCCCACTCCACCAAGATTGTTAAGGAAGAAGTTCCCTCCTTCTATTAAAGATGGGGAACCCTTATAAAAAAATATAAGGCAGGTTGGAGTCTACCCTCTGCAACCCCACTGTTGGTTGAACCCGTCTCGAACTTAATCACCGACACTACAAAGGTAGTGATAATATTTGACACTACCAAATTATCTACGGTTAATAATCTTCGGGGTCTCAAGATAAATTGTAGCACCATTACTATTGTAACCTCTACCAAATCCAAAGATGTTTAGGAAACCCCCAAGTTCATTACCAATCCAATCCTTATACTTTGTCATAGTATACTTACGTACTCTCTCATCTTTATATGGGGTACGATTGGACCAAGTGTTGTCCCCACGATAGGAATGTTCCACCTTAGTAATCTCTATGTTGAGACGGTATTCATTGATATTATATTTGTATACCGCAGGAAGAACACTGACAATACGGAAGGTGATTCTCTCACACTCATTCCCCACTGTGTACTCACGGTTCTTAATCATCTTGGTTACCTTCTTAGAATACCCCATCTGTTTGACTCTACAGGAATCACGTTGTTCGTTAGTAAGATTATATACAGGACCAAAATACATAAGGGAATAATTTAAATTAAAGTCTACGAAGATACAAATACTATTTGGATTAAACAAATAAAGTTATACACAGTCAGGATGTCAGGGGGAAGTTATTAACAATACTATGTTGATAACTTTATTTGGTATTGTCATCTTGTCAGGGGTGGTGGGGGTGGCATACCCCCCTATACTCCCCCCGTATGGGGGCCCCCTCCGTATCCCCCCCGTGTATGACACTCTGTCAGGTCCCAAAAGGGGGGGTAATCCCTTAAAAAAAGTCTATACAATTTTTTTGGAAAAATGGACCCCCTTCTATAAATTAAGTCGGGATTCTAAAAAAAAATTTTTGGAAAAAAATTGATAAATTCGGAATATTGTCTTATCCTTATACTATGGAATTAGGGGGTGGAACTTTATACTCAAAATTTCTATTTATTTAAAAAACAATATAATATGAAAAAACTTATTTTAAGTATCGTTGGTGCCACTATGTTATTTAGTTGTAACACTAACACAAAAACGGAAACGGTAGAGGACATTAAGTCTGATAAAATGGTTAAGATACATCAGGGGTCTTTTGCCTTTTGTGGGGCATCGGGAGCGGTACCTACGGGAAGAAAGATTATGGTTCAAGGTAAGGAGTACGATGAAGGATGTGCAATATGTCCTGTATTAGAAGGTCCATCTATTTCTAACTTGGCAATGAAAGGTGTAAGTGGAACCTATGGTAAATTCAACGTGGGGGAAAACTTCCAAACACCTGATGGAACAAATAATACTGTATGGTCTTTATTTTGGTACTATGATTCAACTACAACTATTCCCCAATTTAATCCTGAAACAAAGGGATGGGAATTGTTACCACCAACAAACAGGTCTTTTGTAATTAATATGGATTCTCCAAGTACAAGTGAGAGTAATATGTTTGCGATGCCAGGGGTGATTATCGATACAACATCAGAGGGGATTGTGTTGGCTAAAGTATATGGTCCACTTAATGAAGCTGCGGTTCCATTACGTAAGGCGGTACCTGTTAAAAACGGACAGACTTCCGTAACTGCTGCTAAGATTGGATTCCCTTATCCTGTGGGAACACCAATTCCTGTTGCTGAGTACAGTAAAGAACTTCAGAAAAAAGAGAAACAAAAATAATCAAATAAACCTATTGTGAAAAACCCTTCCTTCAACGGAGGGGTTTTTTGTTATATAAAGTATTTATATATAAATTAGAATACTATGGGAAAATTTATAATAACTGAGGAAGAGAAAAAAGATATACTTGGATTGTATGAACAATCGTCTACGGTTCCTTTCTATTCATTCTTGATAAGCAAGGGTTATAAACAAAGTAGTGATTGGACTGATATTGATGACCAAGAACTATATAAAGAAATTAAGGGATTGTCTTCAAAATTAAATTTGAGTCAGACTGTATTGTTTATTAATTCTAATAAAGGGCTTGTTCCAATCAAATTGGTTACTGATGGGTCAAAAGTATATTTTATAGGGAACTTTTATCCTTCTGAAGTTGCAAATAAAATTCCAAACCCAAAAGGACCTTTTGTAATTAACGACATTAAAAAATATTTGTAATATGAAAAAATTTATAATAACGGAATCTGAGAAAAGTAACATCTTAAATCTATATGGAAGATTAAATGAGTCTGAGGATATGGAGTTAATTCAAAATGAATTAACGGATAGTGGAGTTTCAATTCCTGTTGGGGATATTGTTGACCCAACTGAACCATTATGTACCGCACCACAAACAGGTAATCCTGAGGAAGATGGAATATTATCCAAAGTATGGGATTGGGCACAAACTCAAAGTGTGGAAACACTACAAGATATAAAATCAAAGATTAAGGATTCTATATCTAAAGCAAAAGAATTAATTAAGAGTAAAAAGGTTAATGAACAAGTTGCCCCACTTCTTGTTATTGGAGGAGTTGGTATAACTGCGAGTACGTTGGTGGCAATTGGAGCGTTGTTATTATTCATTATAATAATTTCGATAATTGTTAAGACGACAAAAAGAAACAGTAGTCCTTGTAAACGTAGACGTAAATTAGTTAAACGTTACGGAATGGACGGAAACTTTATGTAATAAGTTACCAAGATTTTAAACACACCCCTTTCTTAACGGAAGGGGTTTTTTATTTTATCTAACTATATATTATAATGGGAGAAACTGTTTTTTTTGTCACCGTAATAGTGATTGGAATTTTCTCTATAGGATATGTCTTAGGAAAGAGTGACCAAAAGAGAAAATGATTTAATCCCCATCTTTATAGGTGGGGATTTTTTTATAATCTGTAAAGTAAAACTCTTCTATTTTGTAAAGTTGACCCCCTTTTTTAATTTACCCCCTATTTCTGAAAAAAAATTTCTGGAAAAATTTTGTAAAATCCGAAACATATGGTATCTTTGTTATATGAAAACGTTGTTAGTATTAGTCATTGTTTGTTGTGCTTCAGAACAGGAAGGTCAGTACGTTTATGAGGCCAAGAATTTGAACACAAATGAGGTGGGAACTTTGCACACGCAAAGTAAGTATGAAATTGGGGATACCCTTAGGATTCCCGTAACTAAGTAAACTATGGTAGATATTTTTGATGATTCTTTTGAGGAGGATGAGGTTAGTCGTTTGGAAGGTGAGGTTATTGATTTGAAGTATGAGTTGAGACTCTCTAAAGATAGGGAACTTATTTTTAAGGACCTATTGTCAGAGGTTGACAATGCACTTAATCAGATATTCGAACAAGAGAAGGAGATTGAGAGGTTTCGTTTGGATGAGAAGATTGATTACAGAGAATGTTTGGTTAATCTTAAGAAATCATTTCAGGAATGTCGTAGAGTTTATCGAGTAAATTTTTAGATTGTTTAACCCCAGGTTTATCTTGGGGTTTTTTATTTTCACAGATATTTATTTATAAACAAAAATAATATGAAGCATTTATTAAATAATTTGACCGAACAAGAGAAGAACTCTATTCGTGAACAACATACGGGCGGTATGAAAGTTATGAACGAGAATTTCGATAAATTAATTAACGCCAAACTTGGAGATGTTAAAACACTTGTTGAAGCCGTTGCGGCTCCTGAACCTGTTGTTACTGGTTCTCGTACCGCAAAAGTTTTCTTTGAACAAGAAGGAATGTATGAATTATCTGATGACACAAAAGAACGTATTAGAGAATTTATTACTCCCGCTCTTACTAAGTCTAAAAAAACTATCGAAAAGTTTTATAAAGACAAAACTTTTAAATTACCTAAATTCGTAACCATCGGAGCTAGTACCACAAGTGGTGGTAGTCCTCAGGCAAATGATAAAGTTGCACAACGAAGAATCTCAGTTGTTAAAACAGTTGTTGAAGGTATTATGAAAGAAATCGGATATACTGATGAGATGATTAGACTATTCCTAACAACTAACACTGATTACTATTATAATCCTACAGAATTAGACAGTAACCTATACGATAGAAATAGAGTAAAACCTTTAGACAAAGAAAGATTTGTTTACATTACATTAAAGTCTTTAGATACTGCAGGTTTAGATAGTAAAGGTATTGATGTTGTTGAGGATATGATGAAAATTGCAAGAGGATATAACATTAATCCTGACGAACAAGGTATCGCAGATGCGATTTGTAGATTACAAACATACTCTGACATTAAAGACTTAGATAATGAATTAAGAGATTTTGGTGGATTAGAGATGTTCATTAACCAGACAATTACTAACGGATTTACCACTTATGATAGTGATATTGAAGAAAGAAGACAAATTGTTGACTGTTTGAATCGTGCGGCTAAAACAAGCGCGGGTGGTAGAATAATAGCCAAAAGAGTTGGCGATAAAGTAAGTATAATGTTAAACTAAAAGTAATATGGAAAAATTAAACTTTAATGAAATGTTACAAAAGTGTTGGGAGACCGCACTTGGTGTAACTCCCTTAGCTAAATTCTATCAGGCATCATCACCTAACGATTTGTCTTTTATTCATTGTATTTTCCGTGGGGATAATCAGTACGCAACCATTATGGTTAACTGTACTTGGGAAGGAAAAATAAATATACAAACTGTGGATAGTCCTTATTTGGATGACTTAGTTATTCACCCACCTATTAAGATGAGTGAGACTGAAGCGGAACAATATTTGATTAAAGCAGGTTACACTGATAAGTGGACAAGTGTTGTTCTTAGAGCACCACTTTATAAAGTTGTTTATCCACCATTGTATATCTTTACTGTCGATGGTAAGTATATGGCAGTTGACTCTACAAACGGTGATAATGTATTTGAATTATACTAACCATTAAACTAATATTCTAAACCCCATCTATCGGTGGGGTTTTTTTATTTCTAAACTATTTATCAGTATGGATTATATTGTAACAGAAGAACAACTTGAATCTTTAAAGAAGAACATTCAGAACCTCATCGACTATTCGTTAAATTCCATCCGTGAACAATCTGAAGATTGGGGATTGGGTGAGATGGATGAACTTGATGAGATTGACTCTATTGACAAAATTGTTATTGATAGAATTGTTCCTCATTCTCGTTTGGTTGTTTATGTGAATATTCATCAGAAACAATATAGAGAAGACTATGATAACACATTATCTGAATTACAATATGTTATTAACGATTACTTCCCCACCATAGTTTTCCATCTAAATAATGTTATCGATAAAAACGGTGATGTTGTTGAAAACTAAATTTCATTATTGAATTTTTTTTCATATATTTGCGTAAACTTAACTATATGAAATATACCCTTAACACTTACGGATGGAGCGCCGAGTTTATTGGCAAAAAACTAACCACAGAACAACTCGAAAAGATTAACGTACTTATGTATGAGAATAAGGTTGATGATGTTGCATCTATACGATTTGATTTGGACGACACAGAAGACTTTGATATTTGGGATGGTGATTTGTTACACACCACAAAACCGTTAGACAATAACACTATGTTGTTTCAGGTTTTGGATGAAGACGATAACTTGGTTTTAGAGTTTGGTATTGAGGACCTTGTGAGTATGGGTGAAGTGAATGAAGATGTTTATGACAACCTGAATAACTATGAAGTATTCCCTACCGAAAATTCTTCCGCTTATTTAAGTGTTGATGAGTTTAAAGGTGGTATATTCTCTTATGAAATTGAGTCAGAAGAAACCCCTAAAGCTAAAGACTTTAATTACTTGACAAATACTATCGATACCCCTGATGGTGATTGGGATATTATTGACAAAGTTTATTTTAAAGGAGTAGAACTTGAGATTGTAGATTTTCTTGACAATACAGGTAAGGCTGCAACTGTGGATGTGTTTAATTGGGAAGAATAATTTCATACTTTTACTCATATAACGTAAACCGAATCCCGACTTCGTCGGGTTTTTTTCGTTTCCCCCCTACCCCCCGTCGTCCGTCCACGGTCTCCGACCGTCCGAACCCCTTCGGGTGTTTATGGTACATATCTAAGGATTTATGTGTATCTTCACACTTTTAAGTACGAATAAATGTGATATCTCACACTTTTAACCACTTATTATTGTCATCTAAATTAATCGGACCGACTATTTATAACATATGAAATGGTATTCAGAAGAAATTAAATCACAATATGAATTGATTAACAAGATGGTCTCTTATGCTCTTGGTCAAAAATATCCTGGTACATATTTTAAATTAGGTGAGGAAAGTTATAACGAACTTTTTAATCCTGATAGAAACAAATATCAGTTACCTACGGTTGATATTATCTTGTGTGTTGATTTTGGAATCAATTATAAATTAGATTATAGTAATATTGGTGTTGATACTATTAAATTTATAACGAACGCATTTACTACGATAGTAACTGATTCGGATGTATTATCGTATTATGGACGTTCTTATAATAGTGATGGTACTTTTTATATGAATAAATTCTATATTAATAAAACAAAACATTGTAGAGGTCGTGTACCTTACACAGTTGAATAAAATGAATTATAGTATTAGTGAAAGCCGTTTAGTTAAGTTAATCAAATCATTATTTGGTAGAAAAGACGTACCTAAAAGTTTGGTAGATATTATTAGAGAGAAATACATCAATTCTTATTTGTCAGGTCTTGAAAGAGTACATAATGAAAGGTTTCACGGATGGGGAAGTGCTACTATGTGGTCAGATTCTGATGATGAGAGAATGATTAGTCTAATTAAAAAAGGTAGAGAAGGAAATATAATTAATATAAACCAAAAACTTATAACTAATTTATCAGGATTATTAGGTATGACCAACCAAGAGGTAATGGATGCGATTGTTGTATACCTCAAACCTGAAATTAAAGGTAGAATTATGAGCGTTGAACCGTTTTCATTTGGATAAATAAGTATTTATTATTATGAATAAAAAAATAAAGATAACTGAGGATGATTTAATTAAAATCGTCAATATTGTCAAAGAAAACATTAATCTAAATGATTATAGTGACGAGGACTTTATTGAAGTTTTTGTTACTTTATTCAGACCTTGGGTGAAAAAGAATCACGGAGATGAAATAGGTGAATATCCAATGTCGTTTTTGATTAAAAAACACTATGATGAATTTGCCAAGTATTATGGCATTGATAATGATAGATATTGGGGGTCAGGAATGAGTAAATTAGTCAAAATTGGACGTGCCATAGTAGAAAAAGGTAGACATAAGTTACCTAATTTATCTAAAACTGAAAAATTTACTGAAAAATACGGAAAAGGTATTGAAATATTGGTAAAAAACTTAGATTTACCTGATTTTGTCACTATTAAAATTGAAGAAGAGAGACCTTACGATGTTTGGGTTAGAACTTATGTTGATTTTGAAAAATATGTTAAATCTGACTTAGATAATACACAAATTCAACAAATTAAAAGAGCTGGAGATGAATTAAGGAAATCTTTTGAGAATTTTTTAGGTGTTACTTATGGAAATCCTTCTCACGGGTTATTAAAATACCACTCAAATTCAACTGCAGAGATGGTTGGTGAAGATGAATGGGTGAAAAAAGAGCTTAATAAAAAAATTAAGAAAGAAATTAAACAACTACCTGGTGGTAGTGGAATTCATATGATAAAATATGAGAGTGGTAACAATAGAATTAAACTTAAATTAGTTTTTAGAAATTCGACTGGGTGGTCATCTCAAAGAAATGTTAAAGAAAGTACCATAAATTTACTAAGAGACCTAGGTTATAATCCAAATATAATCGAAGTAGACGCTTAATATGAAATTTGTAGTATTAGAATCAAAAATTAGAAAATGGGTTGAGGATTTCAAAAGAAATATCGTAAGAGAGTCTAAAGAAACCAAAATAACCTTCCAAATTCTTACAAAAATGATGTTTTTTTACCTTGGAATTGAAAAAGAAAAGGTAACTCCTGATGAAATTAGGTTTTTAAAACAACATTCTAAAGATTTAGCCAAAATATTTGGTTTATTAGCAACCCTACCTATCCCACTACCTATTTTTACCATTTTAATTGCCCTTAAAAAGTTTGGAATTGACTTTTTACCGTCAGATAAAGACTTAGATATTCCCGATAACTACAAATAATATCGGATTATCTAACAAAATGAAATATTTATCTATACTCGAGTAATAAACTTTTTAATTAAATAACTATGAAGTTAACAAAAGAACAAGTGATAGGTATCATCAGACACGGATTAACATTTGTCGGTGGTATCTTGATAATGAAGGGGATTATTGATGAATCAACATCCCAAGAGATTATTGGTTCGGCAATATCCTTAGTTGGTCTTGTATGGTCAGTAGTTGACAAAAACAAAGCTTAATTTAGAAAATAAATAATCTTTCAACCCCACTCAAAAGGTGGGGTTTTTTATTTGTACGGATATTTATAATAATACTATGGGAAAATTTATATTAACTGAAGAAGATAGAAAATCAATTCGTGGATTATATGGTTTGAACGAGCAATCAAGTGAGATTGTTTCTATTAAAGGAGAGCAACCATATCCAAACGGTACTGATTGGGATTTAGTACACGGTATATTAGGTTCTAAAAGATTATCTGATGATTTGGAAAAAAGGGTTAGTGAAAAATTGAAGAGTGGAAGTTATAGAGTAACTGATGTCAAAATTTCATCTTATGTTAGTGATAATAAAGTTATTACTGATGGAACAGTTACTTTAGTTTCAGACATTAATAATCCTGATATTGCATTTACTACAAGAGGCTCCATAGGGGGTAATTATGAACAACGTCACGATAACCAAATTAATGGGTTAGTTGACAGATTATCTGCCTATTATCAAGGAATTACAAGACAATTTGGGCCATTCATTGTTAATGTAAAAGGTTCTTCTTGGAGATACAAACAATCATTTTTTGCGGTTTCAAAACAAAATACAGAACCGTCAAAACCAAATCCAGAACCGTCAAGTGGTGAAGTTATGAAGAAATTTGTGATTTCAACAACAAATTTGGACCAATTAAATCCCAAATTTAAAAACGAGGTTTCAACTTATATTAAAAGTAATAAAGATGTAAAATATGATGTTGATTATTTTGATGTATCATCTGAAGATGGTATAACCTCAATTGCAAAATTAGATATAGTTCCAAATGAAAATGGTTACAATCGATTTTCAATATTATTAAATCTAAAAGGAAAACCACAAGAATCATTAAACAATTCCTTAAGTAAAAATCCTGGTTCTAAACTTATAAAAGACGGGACGATTACAATAAATAATAAAGAATATGAATACCATTTAATTGGTTTAAATGTAGAATAAAAAAAAACAAAAATTATGAAACACATTTTAAATAATTTAACGGAAGAAGAAAAAGACTCTATTCGTAGACAACATTCAAATAAAATTGTTAGTGAACAAACCGTAAAACCTAATACAGACCCTAACGCAAACCTTGGTCAACCACCTAAAGGTATGTTGAAAAGTTGTAACCCTACAACACTTAAAGGAATTAAAAATATGTTTTTTGGAGAAAGCGATAACTCAATTAAAATAGAAAACAATGTTTCTTTCGGTGAAAGAAATGGTGGTAGTGATGTGTTCTTCATTACCGCTCAAGGTGCCGCTCCTTGTTGGTGTAAAAAAGCAGACTTCCAAAAACTTTAAAATTAATATAAAATTTAATATCGAAAACCTCATCTTAAACGATGAGGTTTTTTTATTGGTAAAAAAATATTATATTTATCCTATGGAAACTGAAAATTCAATAAACATATTCATTAATACATTCTACCCTGAAATAGAATTTAAAATTCACGCTCAATACGATAGTCATTGGATGTGTGATTTACCTCATAGATGGAGGTACACCATTGAAATTATTAATTTTGAAGGTAATATGATATATAACCATCAGGATTTCACTCCAATATATAAGTTAACAAACGGTCAAACGGTTGATTTAGATACAATTTATGACAAAATGGATACTTTTATCCCTCATATTAGTGATAAAATTACTTTTTTCTATATGACTGATAAAGGTTATATTAAAAATCTTGAAAGAATCAAATACCATTCTTCAGGAACCACCTATATGAATGAATATTTTGTAGGATAACTTTATATTTTGTCGTTTATCAAGTATTTATTAATAAAAATAATATTAATATGGGACAAGAATTAATAAATGAAGAGTTAGAAAAGATGAAATATCTTTTTGGATATCAAAAAGGTGTTGTTATTTCTGAACAACAAAGTAGAGGAACTTCGGGAACTAGTGGTTCTTCAGGAACCGCAGGTAGTAGTGGTTCATCGGCTTCTACGGCGAATCCTGACGATGCCGATTGGACTAAAGTAGTTAATTACTATACAGGTAATACTGACGCATCTTGGGAATTTGTAAGTGCAGGTACTTATGACAGTGGAGCAGTCATTTACGATTTTATTGAAGTAAAAACCAAGGATACCGCAACAAATGGGACGGATTGTACAATGAAACTTTATGACGATAAAGACGCTTATAAACGTAATTGTAGAAAGGCTAAAACAATAAATGGACAGTGGTCTTGGGATGGTAATAAACCAACATTAACTTGGGAGGATAGAATAACTAAATCATCTCCTGGTTATGTATCAGATACTGATACTGATTGGAGTGGAGTAACCAACGATAATAGAATTATGGGAGTTGGTGCTAAAGGAAGTTTAGTAAAAAAAGTTCAAAACTTTTTAGCGTCTAACGGTTATACTGGAGAAACATTTACTAACGATATTCAAGCTTGTGCGACAGATGAGAATAGTTGTGATGGAATTTACGGAGTAAAAACTAAAAATATGGTTAAGAAATTCCAAGAAGATGCTGATATTAAACCTGACGGTATTTTTGGAACTCAGACTTATGATGCAATGTTTGAATAAACATAATAAAAAGATAAAAATAAAACCCCATTAATTGGGGTTTTATTTTTTAATGACCTTGTCCTCTATTTAACTTTTTATAATTTTTAGAACTTTTTAATTTAGAGGTTTTAGATTTTGAGTGAACACCAGGACGACTAACCTTAGGTCTATCGATTTTGGTTGAGGTTTGAGAAGTTTTTGCCTTTGCCATTTCTTTTAGTATTAGTTTTATTTACTATTAAATATTAAACCACTAAAAAAATAAACAGATTAAGTTTCCTAATATTGATTATCAATTATATTTAAATTATGACAAACGAACAAAAAGCTCAGATGTATGGTGATTTACTAAATCAACACACAAGAATATCAAATAAAATCGCATCTATTAAAGGGGAAAGTCTCGAGATGAATCAACAACAATTAAATGAGATTCAAAAGTTACAGAACCAACAGATTAAGATTATGAATGATATCAACAAACTATTAAGTTAAAAAAAAAATCCTCTTTTAAGAGGATTTTTTTGTAAATAAAGATTCTTTCAGAATATAATTCTGAACTCCCAAGGCTTTCAACCAAAGCTCTCTATTATTAATTGATTCGTTTTTAATATCTTTAGACATTGCAAAAAGTTTAGCGATTTTTCTAATCATTTTATTTGATACAAATTTAAAGTATTTTTCTTCATATTCAAAATATTTTTTGAAATTATTATCAAATTTATTTATTTCTTTGACGTAATCGTTAAAAAACTTACCTTTTTCACCACTAAAACCTAAAATGGCTTCTATAAAATTACTAGATAACCTTCTAGACATACTCATACCTCTCCAATTTGTAATGTTGTTTAAAAATAATCTTAAACACTCGTCAATTATTTCATCGTCAGTCATATTTTTGTATGAAATATCATTTTCATCAAAAATAAATTTAAGATTTTCAATATCTTGATGTAGTTCATTTCTTAAACCTTCATAGGTAAAAGATTCTATTTTTTTTAACCTTTTATATGTTTCATTGTCCATTAAGAATTGGTAAAAATCTTTTTTAGTTATTTTTCCACTATCAATCAATGACGCTAATTCAGACGGCCTTACTAAATTTTCAATAGAATGTGTATAATATGTATTATGTAAGAACTCATTTAATGGTTTAATATTTGCAAATTTGTTAGATGAAAACACATCATAATTAACTCTATCTCTAAGACTATGTTTTCTTTTCTTGAATGAATCGTAGTAATGTTTTAACTCGTGAACGATTGAACTAACTATTTTTGGTTTGTTACTGTTTAAAAAATTTTTTATATCCAAACCTTTCACTTCATCATTTTCAGGGATTGCCAAAATAAATCTAATATTAAAACTATCTTTATTAAATTTTATTTTCACTTTAAAGTTTTTAGTAACTTTTGATTCATCTGAAGTTGCCATACCAGCAATCTCGTATTCTGTGTGAGGAATAAATTCTATACTAAAATTAACGTAGTTAAAAGTTAAATCAGATATGTTAAAACCATCTTTATTGTAAAGAGTTGTTTCATAATTCTCTGATAGGTCAATTTCTTCATTATCATCTAACTCATTAATTATTTCATCATAAATTTGATTACCCACATTTAAAATGTTTTTAGGAACACCTAACTCTTCATCTAAGGCTTTTTTTATGTTTTCTTTTAAGTTCATTTACATATGTTTTAATAATAAATAGTTAATCTTGTGAGAATAGAAACCACTAAAAAAATATTTGAAAGTTTATTTAAAGACTTAGATATTGAAATTTTAAGTTACAATGTTTTACCCAGAAATAAATTAAATGAACATTTTGAATGGGTTGAGGATAGCCCTGCAATTTTTGTTGGGGTTAAATTAAAAGGTGATAAAAGAGAGACTAATAATATGAGTGACACTTTAACAAATTTAACAGGTTTCGAATATAATGTGTTCACCGAGTAAAAATTTACAAAAAAACGAATATTTATAACTAGTTCTAGTTTCTAGAGCACTAGTTAAACTAGATTTATTTAAAATTAATATAATGAAATTATTAAATTTACTTAGTAGTAATATAATACTGGAGGTTTCTGAAAAACTTAAGAAACAACTTATTGCCAAATTTAGTGGAAGTACCACAGATACTGAAGATGAGATAATTTCAGTAATAGATTCTTTTGATAGATACAAACAAGGATTACCTGCTGATAAGAGAGATATTATGAAATACTCATATGATGAGTTAAAAAACGTAATCCAATCTAAAGAAAGTGTTAAAAGTATTGGTGATATTTTTACAGAATTTAAAAAGAAAGAAAAAGGTATTGAGAATAATGCCTTAAAGAGATACATTAAGAAATTTTTAGAGATTAAATCTGAACTACCTAAAGACAAACAAAACATTCTTAAATATAGTTTTCTTTCGTTAGTCAAAATTGTAGACGATTTATATTCTCGTTTATTGACTAAAAAAATGTTAGATAAGTTTTCGAAAGAAAACCCTAACCTAACCCAAGACCAAGTATTGTTTTATATCGATTCTTATGGGGAAAATTTCGATTTAATTCCTTTCGAGACTAAAGGTATAGACAAGATGTCTTTTAGTGAATTAGAACACCTTTTAGACGGTTTACAAGGTAAAAAAGGAGCGTCTAACGATAATAAAGAAGATTATGGGGATATTGACATAATTTATGACGAAAATAACCTTAAAATATTTTCACCATTGACTAAAGACCAATGTATCAGATTAAAGAATGGTAGAAGTTGGTGTACAAGTCGTGAAGGTAGTGGTAATATGTATTATAACTACAGATTGGGTAACGAAAGAACTCTTTATTACGTTGTTGATGAAGATATGAATTTTGACGACTTAAATTATGCGGTTGTTATACTTGTAGACCCTAATGGTAGAATGGCAATGGCCGATAGGTCTAATTCAGGTAGATACGGGGGTTCAACTAATATTCCTTGGTCCGAAATTGTATCTAAAGTACCTAAATTAGAAGGTTTAGAGAAATTATTTGTACCAAAACCTCTAACACAAGAAGAAAGAGAACTAATCAATACTGTTAGAAATGCCAAAGTAGGTGATAATCCTATGAAATCTTTTAAAACACCACAAGAAGTTGAGATGTGGTTGGAATACAATAGTCCTAGACTTTCTGACGAACAATACGCACATTTAACTCCTGATTTAAAGAAAAAATATATTGCTTTAGGAATGAATTTATCGTCTACTATGATAAAATCATCAGAACCTGAAGTTATTAGATACTATGTTGGTAAAAAAATAGAAAAACTTAAACAAACCAATGTAAACAATTTAAGTACTGAAGATATTGCTCTTTTAAACACTCCTATGTTGAAAAAACTAAAAGAGGATATGAAAGAAAAATTTGTAAAAGATTTAGTAATTAACGGTACTAAAGTTGAGATAGAATATCCTAACGGTAATGCTTCAAAATTTGTGGCCTTATACGGTTTTGACGAATTATTTGAAACTTTACCTAATAATATAACTAATTTCTTATTTAATAATAAATCTAAAGATGATTTTAACTTATCATTACCACCTAGTATTGGAAGATTTAAAAATTTAGAAGCTTTATTATTAATGAAATGTGTTAAGAGTATACCTGAGGAGATTGGTGAATTAAAAAATCTATCTTTCTTGGCTCTACCTGATAACCCATCTTTGGTTGAGATACCTAATTCTATATTAACTTTACCTAACTTGATGTTTGTTAATTTAAAAGGCAGTGAGAATGTTAACACTACTGAAGAATTTAAACAAAGATTCAACAATGAAGGTTCAGGGTTCTATACAAAAAAACTTTAAAGAACGTCTAGCGTATTAATTAAAGTTAATTCATCTTTAAATCCTGTATATTTCCATCCTTCATTAATTAACATATTAAGACCTGTTGGAAAGACATCTAAAGAATCGTCAATTTCAGTTGCAAAAACTTTTGCGTGTACAACATACTTTTTAGTATTGGTTGAATAAGTCACGGATTCTATTTTAACTTGACACCCAGTTCCAAACATAAGTTCCATATCCTCTTTTTGGATAACGTTAATTAGATGTTCAAGCATTCTTTTCATATTTAATAATTATACTATAATTAAGATTAAAGTGTATTTATAGTTATGAAGTTTATTATTACAGAGGAACAGAAAAATTTGATAGATAAGTATTCGGGTAATACTGATGAAAAAGTATTATCACATCTTAAAAGACACTTCCCTATTCAAGTACAGGAGTTTGAATGGTTTGATAAACCATTTAGAACTATTTTTATTGATGATAAAACTAGAAACTTAGACACTAATAAAAAATATTTGGTAAACACCATCTTTTATTTATTGGAGGATATATTTCCTAATGTCGATAAGAATATTCTAAGAAGAACTATTAAGTATTATATCGATGTTAATAGGACTTTGGATTAAATAAAATAATTTGATATTTATAAATAAAAAACAGAATGAAAAATAGTTTAGCATTGGTTATAACAGAAAATGATGTTACCCATATTAAAGATTTATATAGTAGAACAATTACCGAACAAACAAATGAAGATAAGCCCGAAGACGTTAAAGTCTTCCAAGATTGGTTAGATACAACCTATCCTGAATGGTTGAATGGTAAAAAGTTAAACAAAGGTAAAGGGTATGGCACTTTTGGACCTAATACCAAGAAAGCTTGGGAAGCTCATAAAGATGAGTTTAAAGGAGGTAAAAAAGAATATCGTTTTTGGGATTCATCCACTAAGAAATGGAGTGACTTAAAAACATCTAAAGAATTAAATGATTTATATAATTCAGGTACTATTAAAGATGAAACTATTGTTCATAAATTAGGTATGGGTAGAAATGAAACAATTACTTTAGGTCAGATTGATGTGATTAATACTCCCGCTCCTTATGCAGAACCGACTACGACAACAACTACTGTTAAAGCGGAAGAACCTTATAGTGATTACGAAAGAAAAAATTTTGGAGACCAAGAAAGAGGGTCAAAACAAACTCCGTTTGGAAAAACAGACGATAAGTTTAAGTTTAACGATACCGAAGAATTTAAAAGATGGTATAAGATAATTTACCAAGGAGATTTACCTACTGAGGCAACAGTAACATTTGATACTGAAAAGAATACTGCCAAAGTTGAGAATATAAATTTACAAAAGTCGTTAATATATCAATGGTCTCCTAATACAGGTACTTACGAAACTCCGACTACTGACCAGGAAGTTCAAAAATTTAATTTACCTCCAGCTAAAAAATAATTGATTTATTACTTATAAAGTATTATCATTAAAATAAAAATATGTATTTAAACTTTATTTTAACGGTACTGTGTTTGATTTTATTATCATTTTTAGGTTTTGGGGTTTTTCTTTATAAAAAATTTGGTAATACTATATCAAATTTAAAACAAGGTCCTCAGATTCCACCATTAGGTGACCCTAAACATATGGAAGAGTCTATGAAGATGATTAATAATTTAATGAAAAATTTCCCTAAAAAGTAACAAAAAACCCCCAAATTGGGGGTTTTTTAATTATTTAATGTCTGATGATTCTATCAGTGTGTAAGTAAAACTATTACCGTGAATCTCTCTTGCTTTTTTACAAATAGACATAAAAGAATCGAAGTCTTTTACATTTGCAAATACTTGACATCCTTCAGACCAGTTTTCAACAAATGTTGATGTACCTGTAGCAGAACTACGATGTATGTTAATTCCAAAAACACCTTCTTGAATAACGTTCTCATCGTATTGCATATCTTTATCTTTATCACGATAAACTTTAACGTTCTTAGCTTGTTTAAGTGCTTCGTATTTTCCTTGGTGTAAACCGATAGTGTGTGAACCACGATATTGACCTTCGACCAATCTTGCAACACCATTGGCGTTGTGGTATTCTAACATAGCTTTTTTTCCAGGGTCAGTAGTACAAGACCATTGATGAAACTTCCACACACCGTTTTCTTTGTATGATACTGTCATAGTATCGTCAAAAACGTTTGTAACTTTATCACCCGTTGCCGAGTTTCTAACTCCTACGATATTAACGTCGAAGTCCTTCGCCCCTTCAAACCAAACATAACCTTTTGATTTTATTGCGGATTCAATTTGTTCTCTTGTGTAACTCATAACTTTTTTTAATATAAATATGGGACAGTAAAAAAAAGAACCCCCACCTTTTGAGTGGGGGTTTGAAACCTTGTCGTTATTTTAATTAATATTTTGTTCCGCAGGATGGACAAAATTTATGAGAATCTTTTTTTCTCTTACCTCCACATTCGGTACAGTAAACTTTTAAATCTTTTGATTCGTATGGTTTAACTGACTCAGGAAGTATTTTCCAATTAGATGTTGATACTGTATAACTATTAAAATCTTTATTTACAGTTCTAAAGGATTGTTCACTGTTACCACCCTTCTCAACTCTACCCGTTTCAATTGATTTTGATTTTTTACTTAAACTTCTACTTCTTGGTTTGTTTTCGAATTTATTTGAGTACCCTCTATCAAAACTCATAGTATTATCACTACTATTTGAAGAGTTAAATTCAACACTTGAGGTATATGTTGATACGGTATTATTTAAACCTGTGGTTGTAAAAGTATTTACATAGTAAGGGTTTGGATTTGTTGATGGGTAATTAACTAAATGGTTCACCAACGGGTAATTAACCAAAAATGGTTGTTGGTAGGTTGGTTTAATATACTCCTCGTAGAATTCCACATCCACATTACCATTATTAGATATTGCATTTAGTACTTCATTAGAAGTTGAGTCAACTTCGTAAGTCTCAAATTTAAATTTTTTAGCGTCGTCTAAAAATCGCTCAAGATAAATTCGTTGTCCAGGTTTAAGAACAATTCCTCCACCTGAAATATAATTTCCGTCGATTCTAATTTTTGATAAAACAGTTGATTGTGTTGGGTTGAATAATTCTAATTCGAATTCTGACCCGTTTTTAAGATAGACGTTATGTCCAAATTGTTTAAGACGTAATTTGTCTTTTGTGATGAACGCACAAGGCGTTGCGGTTTTTGTTTGATAATACATTTTTTCCTTATTTTAATTTTTATGTTTATTGAACCCCACTTTGTTGGTGTCTCTCCAACTCAACCGTCATAAAAACGGGTGGACCTCAGTAACAAGGTTTCACTATTAAATATATTATTGTTATATTTATTGTAAACAACTTTTAATAAGTTCTCGAAAGAGATAAACTTTTAGATATTACCATATGGACGGTGAGAGTTATAGGGAAGAAAAACATAAAGAGAAAATTGGCGGTCGTATGTCTAATACTGGCCACGTTCTTCAATCCACTAGGGTTCGACGCTCTGTTTGCACTAATAATGAGGTGGACAGGGTCTTATTGGACTACGGATTTAATTTTCTATTGCCTTTCGGCGTTGTTCTTTGGATTGTATTTTTGGTTGTCACCAACATCTAGAAGAGGTTACTATAACCTAAAAAGGAAATTAAAGGACTTTGTTAAATAAATTTTGTAATTGAATTAACGATTCGGTAACAGGTTCTTTACTCATTTTACTTTTCTTAATTAACTCTTCAACAGTTTCATCAGGTATAACTAAATCAGGATTATCTAATAATTTTTCTTGTTCCCAAGGAACATTCTCACCATTAATTTGTCTAACAGTTATTCTGTAATACGAGGGTACATAATCATCAACTAACCCCTCAGGTGTTGAAACTTCATATGGAGAATCATCTTCAAGATATTCAGAAGCCCATTTACCTATAGTTAATAATTCATCATTAGTTAAATTAGGATAATCAACAATTAAATCAGCGACAATCATAATATGTTGACCCCCATCATACTCATCGACATCAAAATCTAAGATATTAAAATCAAAATTATATCTTCTACCGTTACTTGCTTTAATGGATAACCAACCCTCGGATAAACTTTTAATAAAAGATTTTAATTCATCATTCTTTTTTGATAGTTTACGTAAATTATCCATACCCCCAAAATACTTTGCGGCGTCAAATAAATTATCTTGTTTTTTAATGAAATCGATTATATCATTACTCATAACAATAAATATACTAAACTTATATTATAGAAGTAATCACTATTTATTAAAATAAAGGTATTTATATACAAGAAACTTAATTATGAAAAAAATTATAAAATTAAACGAAAGTGATTTAAGAAGAATAGTTACTAAAGTTATAAAAGAACACGACAACAATATTGTTGAGCCAACAGGTCAATATTTTACTTTAGGTGGTTTTTACTTTTACGTTGATGGTAGTAAAATGTTTTTAGCTGACAGAACAAATGGTGAACTGTCCCCTAATTTATCTGTTGAATTCCCGTCAACTACTGAGATATCTGCCGAATGGACTCAAAAAACTCAAGAAGTCGATGACGAAAACATTAAAGGTAAAGAATTAACAGGTTTGTCATTTGACCAAAAAATGAAAAACGCAATCAATTACGGTAAGTTTATTTACACTAAGAACGAAGCTATTGTTAATTTTGGAAGTATGATTCCTTTATTATTTTTCTCTCAAAAATTTATAGCACCAACATTAGGAGGTATTGTAGTTGGAACTGAATTCCCTGACGGAGTAGAGGGAAAAATTAATTTAATTGACGCAAAACCAGGTAATAAAATATTCTTCCAACAATCGGCATTTAAACACGGTAAAGAATATGGTATTAGATTAGAAGTTGCAATGCACGGACAACCAATTTCATTAAAAGATTTTGGAATTAATCAAAATATGTTAAAATTACCTAAAACTTATAATATCGGTGAATTTTTTGCCGAAAATAGTGCAACCCCACATAACCTACATACCGCATCTTTTATTAAAACAATTAAAGATTTTATATCTAACGGTGGTAAAGTTAATAGATTAATGATTAACGCATCAACATCTAAATTACCTGCAGGTCATATGGATAATGACACAAATAATTCTAAATGGTCTGATAATACAGAATTTAATGATTTAGTTGTTGGTAATAATGATGACGGAAGCGGTAATTTACAATTATGTAAAGCTAAAGCATATAACACTTATAATGAATTAAAAAAGGCAATTCCTGAATTGAATAGTGCCCCTTATGTTTTAAAAGCGGCGGGTCCTTTAGGTGAGTATGTTCACGTTAAATTTGAATAACATATTTTTTAAAATAAAATTAAAAAGGAAGATTAATCTTCCTTTTTTTATTTGGTTTATTCAAAAAAAAAGTTTATCTTTGTATTATTAAACGGTAGTGGTAGCTCAGAAGGTAGAGCATTCGTTCAAAAAACGGTGTGCCATTGGTTCGATTCCAATCCCTACCACAAAAAAAGATAAAAAAAAATTTGACAAATTCAGATTCAATTATTATCTTTGAAGTATTGAACAGAGGGATTTTTTTTCAAGGGTTTTCATTCACTACACCCGCAGATTTTATCATACCTCTTTAAACTAAAAGAAAAAACGAATTCAAAGTGATAAGGTTTACAGGTTGGAAATACCTTAACTACATCCTAGTGTACACTAAAATAAGTTTAAAGTTGCCAGGGTTTTTTACTCACTTTCGTCCTACAATAAAAGTGGTGGAAGTTCAAACCACACAGGTCCAAGGAGTCCTAAGTAAAAATTCTAAAAAATTCCCGACGGGGAGTACAAGGGGAGACGACGGTCTCCCCTTTTTTATTTTATCTTGATATTTATAATTATAAAACTACCAAGATATGAAAAAGATTATTGACTGGGTTTCAGGCCTATTTAAAGACGAGAAGGGAACTCCTTCATCAAAAAGATTCGTAGGAATCGTATGTGCGTTAACACTTTGTGCGACAATGTATGTTAACAGTTATTCACACGGTGATATAAAACCCGCAGATTCATTAGTAAATGCGGTTGCGTTATTAGCTTTCGGATGTTTAGGTTTATCATCATTTGATAAATTTACTGCAATGAAAAAAGATGTCGCAGAAGCAACTAAAGAACAAGAGTAATTTTAATTTAATTAATTAAAAAAAATTTAAATCCCCTTTGTTTATGAGGGGATTTTTTTTATAATTGGGTATGGAAATTTTAAACACACACCCAATTAAAAAATCTGACTTAGGATTTCACGGAAATTTATTTGGTGGTAAGTTATTGGCTTGGATTGACGCTGCGGCTGCGGGATATTCTATGCAATTATGTGACTCCCCAAGAATGGTTACAGTATCTATTGATAAATGTTTTTTTGAAAAACCTGCAAAAGAAGGTCAATTACTTAAAATTTATGGATACCCAAGCAAATTAGGAAACACTTCAGTTACTCTATATATGGAGGCGAGAGCTCACAATGTTTATACAGGTAATCAAGCGGTAGTACTTAAAACCAATATAAGATTTGTTAATATTGATGAAGAAGGTAACCCAATACCTATAGGAGAAAAAGGTAGGAGAAGAATTGAAAAATTAATAGAACAAAATAATTTGGTAGAATAAAAATTTGTTCTTATATTTGTCCTATGATTTCAAAATTAATGAAAATAGGATTAACATTAGTTGGTTTATGTACCATAGGGATAGTAATTGGTCTTGCTTTGGTAATTTTGATGTCTTGTGTTTACATATCAAAATGGATTTTTCTAAAAATTTGGTCAGTATTTTTTTAAAAAGTAAAAGGGGAGTAGCGAATTCCCCTTTTTTTGTTACCGAAACGGTAACGGTCCTAAAAGTCCTCAATTTTATGAGGGGGCTTGTTTTATAATAAATAGTTTAATATAATTTAATATAGTTTAACGTATGAAAAATAATTTTATAAAATTAACAAAAAAAAAGGGTAAATCATTGAATATTAACCCTATTCTAATAGAAAGTCTTGAAGAATATGATGACGAAACAACTTTAGTTCAAATGGGTTTTGGTTCAAATAAAACTTATTATGTTACTGAAAGTATTGATACAATTAACAAATTAATTGAGAAATCAAATTATTTTACTACCTACATCAAATAATAATTTGTTATGTTAATTCATATAGATGTACAAGAGTTTGAAGAGGAGTTTAGAGTTCATTGGAAGTCAGGGTTACTTAAACATCCACATATTGATTACGCAACAAACGCTATTCACGCTTGGTTTGAAGATAGGGACTGTATAATATTTAAATTCAAAAATTACGGGTTTATAAATGATAATAGATTTAATACTTATGATTTATCATCAGGGTCTGCAGGAATAACAATTAAAATTACAAAAACAAGTTAAGATGAAAAGAAAATTCGATTTTAAAGATATTACTATAGTACCTGAAACAGTATCATCAATTAGTAGTCGTAGTGAAGTTAATATCTTAAATGAACAGGGAGAACTACCAATTATGGTATCCCCAATGGATACCGTAGTTGATTTAAATAACTATAAACAATTTATCGATTTAAACATTCCCGTTTGTTTACCTCGAGGTGAGGATTTGGTTGACGACGCATTTTATTCGGTTTCATTAGAAGAATTTGAAACTATTGTTAATCATTATTTAGAACCAGGTTTAAATATTAAACTTAAAATATTGGTTGATATTGCCAATGGTCACATTAAAAAATTACACGATTTATGTGAAAAATTTATCAGTAAGCGAGATAAAACATTACATACATTAATGGTCGGTAATATTGCTAATCCTAAAACTTATAAACAGTTTGGTAAAATAGGTGTTGACTATGTTAGAGTTGGAATTGGTGGTGGTTCAGGATGTCTAACTTCCGCAAATACTGGGGTACATTACCCAATGGCATCATTGATTAATGAATGTTATGAGTTTAAGAAAAAATACGATTTTGAAACCAAAATTGTTGCGGATGGGGGTTTTAGAAATTACGATGATATTATTAAAGCTTTGATGTTAGGTGCGGATTATGTGATGTTAGGGGGAATTTTAAATAAATGTTTAGAATCTTGTTCAGAAACTAAATTATTCAATAAGATTAAACTATCTCAAAACATCTCAAATTATATTTGGATTTATTATCCTAAATTAAGACAATTTTTATATAAATCATTTAGAGGTATGAGTACTAAAGATGTTCAAAAAAAATGGAATAAAAATATATTAAAAACATCTGAAGGTATTGTCAAAACAAATAAAGTTGAGTATACTTTAAATCAGTGGACAGATAATTTTAAAGATTACTTAAAATCGGCGATGTCGTACACCAATTCAAATACTTTAGAATCTTTCAAAGACTCCGAATACGTTTTTATAACCGAAAATGCTCTTAAAAGATTTAATAAATAAAAAATAATAACATAAACAAAATGAGTAAGATTGATGAACTAAAAAAACAAAATCCTGGTTTAAATTTTAATATAGTTGATTTTGTATCTAAGGTACTTCCTAAACCAAAATATGTTGAGATGGCGGTTAATTTGATTAAAAATTCTAATGAGGAAAGAGTATCAAAACAACACATAAAAGAGATTAAGGAAGAGTTAAAACATAATTGGAATCTACCTGAAGATTATATTTCTAATAAATCGGATATTGAAATTTTTAATATTTTTAGAGGTGTTGAAATGACATTTAGTAGAAATCAATTCCAATCTTTAATTAAATTTATCGAATTAAATGAACGTAAATTAATTGAAAAATCTGACTTAACATCATATAAAAATTTTGACGAAATTGACTTACAAAATTCATTAGCCGACTTAAAACTAATTGATAAAGAATTTCAGAAACAAGTTGTCAAAATATATGAAGATGAAGAATGGTTAGTAATTAAACCATTGTCTTGGGTAGCGTCTAAAAAATATGGTGCAAATACTAAATGGTGTACCGCTTCAGAGTATGAACACGATTATTTTTACCGATATGTTAAAAGAGGTATATTAATTTATTCTATGAATAAAAAAACAGGTAATAAAGTTGCAGCATTTAAAAACATTGATACCTCATATGAGAGAGAAACTTCTTTTTGGGATATTAAAGACAGTAGAGTAGATTCATTAGAAGCCGATTTACCTCATCATATTATGGATGTATTCAAAGACCAATTCTTCAACTGTAAAACCACAAATTGGAATATATTAAGTGATGAAGAAAGAAATAGTCAATTAATTTGGTTGGAATCCACACAACATAAAAAAATGAGTTTAGTAGAAGATACTATACCTACTAGAGATGGAATGGAAATAGGCGCAGAAGAACCAATGGTTTATGATATGGAGGAAGAAGTTGTTTCTGAAATAAATCATATGATGGTGGAAGAATCTATAGTAGAACGTATTAGAGATTTATCACCTACTCCAAGAGAAGCTAGAGTAATTCAAATGTACCCTGACGGTCCAGACCAAGCAGGATAATAAAAAAACCCACATTATTGTGGGTTTTTTGTTATATGAAAGTAACTTTAACTTTTAAATTACCATTTCCTTTTATGACCCTATGCCAAACACCTTCAGGGATTAAAATATTTTCACCAACTTTTAGTTCAATTGGTAATTGGTCATCTAATTGAACCATCCAATCCGTTTCGTGTAATGGAGTTACTAATCTATCTTCATTATCTTGATGCCATTTTAATTCACTATCCCCAACAGACTCTGAAAACAGTCTAATTCTTTCATTTTTACCAACAGTTTCTTCGTAAGGTACTGATTCGTGTAGAGTGTCTAAACTTCTTTTGTCGACATATACACGAGCGTCAACTGGGTCTTCACCTAAAAATTTAATCGCCTGATAAACATAATTTTTAATTATTTTTTCATTTTCACCTCTAACCATAGGTTCAGAATCTATAAAAACAACTAATTCTTTATATCTGTTTTTACTTACATCATAGACCTCCAAAGAAACATCAAAACCATTTATTTGTTTTAGTTTTGGTTCCGCAAATTTCTTTAAATAACCATTAATTATTTTTTTTAAAACTTTATGTGACATATTACCAATTTCTTGAGGATTTTAACCCTAATTTTTTAGCGTATCTACCAACATTACAAGACCAATATCCTGCAGTGGTTCTATCTTTCTTTTGGTCACATTTATGACGAGCTCTGAATGATTTTGCACGACCTTTATTCGCATTTTTAATTCTTAAATTAGGGTCTCCAAATGTTACTTTTTTAATAGTACCTTTTGGAGTTTTAACATAAACTGCGAATTTTTTAGGACCACCTGGTGTTCTAAAAGGACTATTTAATTTAACATTTTTACCTCTATGTTTGGCTTCAGATAAAACTTCGTAAAGTTCATCTTCATATATTGGAGCATCTAAATAAACTAACTCACCATTAGATAATTCAGCTTGGTATCCTAAATCAGATTCAACAATCCAAGTATCTTCTTCGTTTAATTTTATTAAATTTTTTTGATATAAATCTCGAACTTCATTTATTAGTTGGAAATAAGATTCAGAATAAACTCTAAATATATTTTCACTTAAAAGTATATTATTATCTAAATGATATTTTAAATTTTTTGAAATATTAACATCTTCCTTTAAAATCATTCTTGATGGATTGATTTCTTCTTTAAGGACTTCTTTTATAATGTTCTTTAATGATGACATAATTCTTGTTTTAAAATAAATATCTTGATATGTTGATTGGTAAGTCTAAATACTTTATATTTGCATATTAAATATAATATATGGAAAATGTTAGAAATGAATATAGTGTGTTAACAGGTACTTTGTTTTTAGTAAGAGGATTACCTGGGTCTGGTAAATCTACTTTTGCAAATCATATTTGGAATGAATATGCCATTTGTGAGGCCGATAAATTCTTTTACGATAAAGATGGTAACTACAATTTTGATTATACAAAATTAAAAGAAGCTCACGCTTGGTGTAAAAACGAGGTCGAGATAAGAATGAAAGACCATTTAGTAAACGACCAGTATTATCCTGAGATTGTAGTGTCAAACACATTTACCCAAGAGTGGGAAATGGAATCTTATTATGAATTAGCTAAAAAATACAATTACCAAGTAGTGTCAATCATAGTTGAAAACAGACACGGTGGTGAAAATGTTCACGGAGTTCCTGATGATAAATTAGAAATAATGCGTAATCGATTTGAAATTAAATTATAATGAATTTATTTAAAAGTTTGATAATCTTATTAGTCATTATAGGTAGACTATACTTAGTTTTTAAAGTATTTCAGGGACTTTATTTTAATCATATTAATCCTGATTATACATTAGATAGTATACAATGGTATTTGTGTGTCTTGTTTTTAGATTTTTACATAGTTAAGATGTTCGATAATTCAAGTTCTGAGGATATTTATTCTAAAAAAGGTAATGAAGAATAACTTAAACGAGGAAATAAATCGAATAAAAAAATTATCTAATATTAATGAATCGGTCCTTAATGAAGGATTGTTTGATGATATTAAAAAATTAATGTCAATCGCTTCTGACGATATGAAGAGTAATGAAATATATAAAAAATTAATTGACTATTTTAAAGAATTAATTCCTGGTGTAGATTCACAAACTTCCGCAAGTCAACTTAGAATAAGTGAAAAAGGCCAAGAATTATTAGATAATCCTGTGTTTAAACAAAAATTAAAAGAAATTTCAGATGCAATTAATATTGATGAGCAATCAATTATAAAACTAATGAATCACGAGTCAGGATTGGACCCAACAATTAAAAATAGTATTGGTTGTGTTGGTTTAATTCAATTTTGTCCTAGTGGTGGAGGTACTAAAAAAATTAATGGTAAAAATTATTCTTTAGAAGACTTAAGAAATGATTTAGAGGTTCAAATGGAAGCTATTAAACAATTTTGGTTATCAGGATATAATTCTGGTAAAATTAAAAGTCCTGAAGATTTATACATTTATAATTTTTTCCCTATCGCAGCTGGAAAATCTGATGACTTTGTATTACAAAGTAGTGACTTGTCTGCAGAAACCGTTGCAAATTCAAATCCAGTGTTTAATAGAACTCTTAATAGAAAAAGAAACACACCGTTAACTGTTGGTGATTTAAAAGATTATTATCAAAAAACGGGAATGGTTTAATTCTCAGGTTTTAATACCGTAAGAGCTTCAGGGTATTCTTTATTTAAAAGATTTTCATTTTTACCTTCGTAAGGGATATTTTGTAATACGTATCTTATTGCATTTAAACCTGATATTTTCTTATCTATTGCGTCCAAAATAACCCAAGGATGATTCATAGTTGAAGTTTTGTCGAATAACTTTTCTTTAAACTCAGTAAATCTATCCCATAAATCTTGCATTCTTGAATCGTTTGGAGAATACTTCCAATATTTTAAAGGTGATTTTTGTCTCATATCAAATCTTTTTGCTTGAGTTTCTTTATCAATTGAAAACCAAAGTTTAAATAAAAAGTCACCATCTTTAATTAATGAGTTCTCAAAGTCCTCAACACCATCCATAAACTGTTGGTATTCTTCATCAGAACCATAACCCATAACAGGCTCAACTAATCCTCTGTTATACCAACTTCTATCAAATAGATTAATTTTGCCTTTTTCTATTTGTGATTCGTATCTCTGCCACCAATTTTTTCTTTCTTCAGGTGTTGGAATTCCCATCGCAATTACTTTATAACCTCTTGGGTTCATATTTTCAATAAATTTCTTAATTGTTGAACCTTTACCAGCGCTATCCCTTCCTTCAAAAACAATAATAACAGTTTTATTATTTTTACTTAACCATTCTTGTAACTTTAATAATTCAACCTGTAATCCAAAAAGTTCTTTACGATATATTTTTTTAGGAACAATCGAAGGTTCCTGAGGTTCAAACGAGTAATCATCAGATTCTGGCTCAACATTATAACTGTCAGTTTCCCTATTTTTTAAAGACTTAACAACTTTGTCAAAATAATTCTCAACGCTTTTTTTCTTATTACCTTTCTTTAATAATACTTTTTTAAGACCTCTATCTAATAATTCAAAATCAATAATCCTTTCGTCACCCATTTTAATTATTGAACTAAGATTTTGTTCAACGTTAGGGGTTAACATATTGTTAAAAGATAAAATATCTTTAATTCTTTTAACATAATCTTGAGTAGACCCTTCGTTAATAGGCTCCCCTGTTATTATTTTATTAATCTTATAGATTTCTTTTAGCAATTTGTCCATATCAATAATTATTTTGTCAATCTAAATAAGTGATAAACTTTTTCATAAATATCTTATTAAGAATTATTCTACATCGCGGTCATTATTTAATAATAACAATATTTATAGTATAATAAATTACCAAGATATTAAACAACTATGAAAAAACTTCTAGTGGCCGCCTTGTTATTGCTAACAAGTTCGGTCGGATTCTCTCAAACGTGTCCTACTCCCACGTCATCAGGAGTATACGTCACTCTCGACACAAATTATCAATTAGGTACTGTTGCTGCAGGTTTTACAGATGTGGGTATGTGTTTTTACAATAACACAACCACAGACATTACTGCTTTTCAGTATAGAGTTTATTACGATAATAACGCCTTTTCAGGTGTTGACACCGTAACCTCATTGAATACATCATTTTCACAATATCTTAACTACGTTGATAACCCAACTAATGGATATGTGACAATTACTTTAACTTACACAGGTTCATTGGCGACTTTTGAAATACCAAATGGTCCTATAATTAATTTAAAGTTAAATCACGTTACAGGATTTGCTTCTTTAACCTCTGTTGCAAATATGTCATTTGGAACTGTGGTTACTTTCCCCGCAATATCGACAAAACAAGATGGTACTGATAATACATTAACACTTCAAAATTTTGGAGGTATAATGTTACCTCAAACAATGTCTTATCACGGTACGTTCACAAACGTAACAGGAACAGGGGCTAAAAATTTAACTGTAGGTCTTGAAAAAAGATTAAGACCAAGCGGTTCTTGGACATCGGTAACATCGGCATTAACCAATATTAATGGTGATTTCGCGTTTAACTCAATTGCTATCGATACTACAGGTTATGATGTTCGTTTAGCAATTGTTGGGGATACTATGAGTGTTGGTAATGTAATTTCTACCGCGGATGCTCAGAAAGTTAACGACTATGTATTGGGTACACAAACCCCGTTAGGATTTGATTATTACGCTTCAGATGTTAATGGTGATAATAGTATTTCTGTTTCAGATGCTTACGGCGTTTTTGGTAGAATCTCAGGTAGATTCAGTCAATGGCCGAACAATGTTAAAGATGTTAAATTCTTTACTGTTTCACAATACAACACTATTAACGGGTCTTCAACAAACCACACATCTTCAATTGCTGGTGTGACTAATTTCTATCATAACATTATTGCAGGTCAACCTGATTCTGTAACATTTTATGTATTAGTTCCTGGTGATGCGAACGGTACTGGATTTCATATGGCTCGTGTAACACCAATAGAAGTTTTAATTAACCCTACTCCAGGAGTTGAATCTCAAATATATAACGTTATTGATAATAGAGTTGAGTACGATTTTCCTACAACATCTATTGAAGTTAATGTACCAAGATTATCTGTTCAAGAAGGTAATTTAGTGAACATTCCTGTTAAAGTCTTAACTAATAATACCGAATTAGGTTCATTACAATTTGGTTTAAAATATAATGATACTTTATTAGAGTTTAAAGGGATTGAATCAAAATCTTCATCTTCAAGTTGGTTAACATATTTAAACACAAACGATAATCAAATTGATTGGGGTGGTTATGATGTTAGTAAACATTTAAAACCTTTAAGAAATAATGATGAGGTTATTACTTTAAAATTTATTGCAAAACAACCACAATCTTCTTGGGATGAAAGTCCTCTTTGGACTACTAATAAATTTGCTGGAGATAACACTTGTAAAGATTTGGAAATAACCCCAACAAATGGAATTGTCCAAGTTTACAAAATGGTTAATGGTAATTTGACGGATATTAATGGTATGATTGTATTCCCTAATCCTACAGAAGACTTCACAACTATTAAATTTGAAGTTAAAGAATACGGTCCTGTTAAATTATCTGTTTACAGTGTAAATGGAGGTGAATGTAAGGTAATTGTAAACGATACAATGCCTGAAGGGAATTATCAATATAGTACAAATCTTGGGTTTTTACCATCAGGAGTTTATTTTGCGGTACTTAGAAGAACCGACAAACAACTAACAAGTAAAATAATACTTAAATAAAAATTGAGGTCACATTTTGTGACCTCTTAGCCTTTACAATAAACTAAAAAAACAAAAACAAATATTATGTCAGAGGAAACAACAAACGAAACAAACGACGGTACTTGGTCAGGATTAAAAAAGACAATTATCGCAACATTAACAACAGTAATTGCTGGCGGAGGGGTATGGTTATCAACAATGCTATTTGGTGGTCATAGCGAAGAAAAAGAAGAAACTAAAACAGAACAAGTTGCGCCCGCTCCTGTTATTGTGAATGTACAACAAAATCAAGAAAATAAACAAAAGGTTGAAAATGGGGGTACTAATACAATCATTAAAGAAAGGGTTATTGAAAAACCTGCTCAAACACAACCTGCTCAAACACAACCTAAAAAAGAAGAGGAATCTTGGTAATGAAAAAAATATTTTATTTTTTAATAACAATTTTACTTTTGTCTTGTAAAGTTAACGGTCAGATAGGTACTGTAAAAACTGAAGAATACAAAGCGGAATTTGAAAAAAAACAATCTATGACGGTTGTTTCAGATTACACGGATACTATTGTAATACCAATACAAGTGTTACAAATCGGGATTAATGAAAGTGTTTATGAAATGTATCCCGAACTTAAAGATAAAAGAGTTGGTTTAGGGGTTGCTAACATTGTGTTAGAGTACCTTGAGATGACCGATAGATTTATGTTTACCGAAGAAAAAGAGGAAATCAAACAAAGAATGATTGCTCAAGATAAAGCGTCGGATAAAGGTATTTCAAAAAATAAAATTGATGTTAAAGGTAATGTTATTTTAGCTAAGTATTTTGTCTACATAGAAGTATATGATTTTTCAGTATCTGAAGACGAAGTTGTTAAACTAACCGAGGGTGCAAAGGCAACTCAAACTACAAGATTAGGATTACAAGTAAGATTTGTTGATGCTGAAACAGGAGAAGTCATCACTGGTAGTGGTTTAGGTGAATCATCTACGGTTAAAACTTCATCATTGTTAGATGGTGTTGATGAAATTAAATTTAATCAATCCACAATAGGTATTTCGACAAAAAAAGCTCTTGAAACGGCATCGTCAAGAGTGGTGTCAAAATTAATAAAAAAGGGTGTCTTTAAATCTTAAAAAAATGGGAATAAAAAAAATGTTAACAGGTGGTAATGAGTATGTTAAAGTTGAAGATAAAAATAGATTCTATTATATGTTACAACAAATGCAGTCAAACAGATGGAGAATCACTGCAATTGTTTTAGGTTTATTTTTCTTCATTATTTTAGGTATAAATTCTGCAGTATTCTTTGGAATTAGTATCCAAGAGTCTTGGAAAGAAATGTTATTAATTTTATTAGGAGCCTTTGTTGGTAACTTAAATAAAGTTGTAGACTATTGGTTTAATTCTGAAGATAGAGATAAAATGTTAATCCAAAAAGTTGACGAAGAAGACGGTACTTCTTTATCTAACACTATGGATGTTAATGGTGGTCTTTAATAATGAACTTTAAAAAAATATTATTAACACTAACACTTCTATTTTCAACTATGATAGTTTTAGGACAGGGGTTTTCGTATACATTTACGGACCCCTGTACCTTTAAAACTAAAGAAATTTTCATTAATAACCCTAATGGAAATGTTGCCTTAATTTATAATGGACAAATACAAAGTTTTACTCAAACACAACTTTTGTCAGGTGCATTAGAACAATGGATTACCCAAGTTAATTCATCAAACCCTGCAGGTCCTTGTAGTGGAGTTGGTTTATATCAAAATACAACAATAAATGCCGTGATAACTCAAAATAATATTGCGGTTTTAACTAATGTTTTATCCGCATTAAATGATATATCATCAATAGGTGGTTCAAATATTGGAGGTATTATCGAGGCTAAGGAAAAATCAAATTCTGAAGATAATAAAAAAAACAATAAAGGACAAACTCAAGGACAAAATGTCTCAGGGGGAAATACAACAGTTAATGGAGCTCCTCAAGGACAACCCACTAACGGTCAAAACAACCCAAATTCTGGGTCATCGACCATTAACAATCAAACAAATAGTAATGGTACCACAAATAACAATGGAGGAAGTACAACTACTTCTGGAGGAAATCAAGCGAACTCGCAATCACAAACAAATAATGGAAATAACCAAAACACTGGAGGAGGTAATACAAATCAAGGAACTACAACGCAAACAACAGGAGGAAACACTACAAATACAAGTAACACAACTCAAGGAGGAAATCAAACGAATCAATCACCTGTAACAACATCAGGAGGGAACACGAATCAAGGAACTACAACATCAACGACAGGGGGGAACACGAATCAAGGAACTACAACATCAACGACAGGGGGGAACACCAATAATAATGGTAATGAAAAATCTAACGAAGATAAAATGGGCGAAATGAATAAAACGTCATCATCAAATTCGGCTCAAGTCAAATCTAAAACCGCGAATGCTAAACAAGGAGGTATTTTACTAACAGGGGATATTGTAGCAATTAGTAGTGCGTCAGGAGAAGAACCACAACAATTTAGAATTAATATGAGTGTAACTAAGTCAAATACTGACAATACTTTTGTTAAGGGGGCTCTATTAAATTTTACAAGTTCAATTAACAATTCTAATTTAACTGTTTTTGCTGGATATAGAAGAAAAAATTTTACATCAATTATTGCTAATTCATCAATGTTAAATTTTGAAAAAGACTATTTTAATACCACTTCATTTATGGAGTCTTACAAATATAAAAAATATACTGCAACTCTTGGTATTAATTTCACAACAGGTAATTTAGGTAGGTCAAAATTTCAAAGTTTGTCCGCATTAGGGGGTGTTATCGGTACTTTTAAAATAACTCCTAAAATTAATAATACTACTATGCTTGTAGTAGTCTACTCTCCTTTCATATATTACTATGAAGGTATATGGTATCAATCTGGTTGGTTGGCAGTTCCGTTCACCGCATTTGATTATAAAATAACTCAAAAATTTAAGTTAAACTTAAGTTTTAGTGGGGTCCAACAAGTTAAAGACGCCACATTAAATTACCAAGTATTACTTGGTGCTAAAGCATTGTTATGAGAAAATTGTTATTAATTGTATTATTATTTGTTGGTAATTTAGTTTACTCACAAACACCGCCACCTCCAGCCGCTCCACCTCCACCGTCGGCTAACGAGGAATTCAACTCAACTCAAAATAATATTATAGGTGCTCAGTCAAAATCATTTGGTGGTGGGTCTATAATAAAACCAAACCCTATGTTAACATCTGCAGATTTTGTGTTGATACAAAATCCAACATTTGAATCTGGATGGAGATATGGAACAAGTTTATGTTTTAGTAAAATAAATGATAAGAAAGGTTTTGGAGTTAACGCGGTACTTAGTTTTGACTTAACACAACAGTCCTATTCATCGTATTATAGAAATAATAATTGGTATTATCATTTAAATTTTGGAAGAATGGGAACTGCTTCAAATATAGGTGGTAGTGTTACTAATATGAAATTGAATAAAAAACTTAATTATGGGTATCAGATTGGGGTTTCCGTTGTTGAAGATAGTAAAAATATTTACTTTATTTTAGTACCTTACGCGGTTCTTTTGGCTAATAAAGAAATTGTTTTAAATTCTAAAATTAGGTGGACCCCAGAAATATTTATAACATTATGTTCTCCGTATTATGATTTAGGTTTGAAAAAAAATGATGTCTCAAACACATTTAATTCTGTTGTAGGTAATAATATTTCTTTTAATGTGTCTAAATCTTTTAAGTTAAATATTAATTGGAGAATGAACATAAACACAACACCAAAATTCGGTATAATGAATAATATACTGATTGGTGGAAATTTAGATTTTTAAAAAAAATGAAAACATTACTATTAATTACATTAACTACTTTAATGTCAATAACATCTTACTCTCAGTCGTGTTTCACTGTTAAAAGTGTTCAAACTAAAGACAGTATTCAAGGGATTAATCCTAAAAGATTTACTTTAGGTGTTAAACAAATAACCGAAGAAATTATTTCTGAGAAATATAAAATATGTGAAGATGGTGATTCAGTCTCTGTAGTTATTCAAAGTATTGAAGCTCCTACCACAGGAATATCTATAGGTCCTTTTGAGAAAAAAAGAAAAGTTACAATAGTAACAGTTAAACTAATTATTAATAATAAAGAATACATTGGTGTTGGAGAAAGTAAGACTGACGTTAAGTCAACGTTCATTGAATTACAAGACGAAAACATCCCATTTGAAAAATCCGCATTTTCAGCGGCACTGAAAAAATCGTTACAAGATGCGGTAAATAAATTTTAATATGAAATTTTTATTTATTACATTATTTTTACTGTTATCTAATATAGTATTAGGTCAGAATTTTACGTATAGTGGTTACATCTATAACGCAGGAGGTTTACCTGCTTCAAACGTACCTGTTAAATTATATAAAAGAACAACACCTTCGTTAGTTGGGTTTACTTCCCAAACAAATTATAACGGACATTCATATTATCGCTCAACAGGTTCAATGTTTTGGTTAGACGCTAAAGCCGCCTGTGAAAATATGAACGGACATTTGGCAACAATATCAAACGTTGCTGAGAAAAATTTTCTTTTTAATACTTGGCCATCAGGATGGATTGGGTATTATCAAGATAAGACAGGTTCGTTTTACTCAGAACCTTTAGGAGGATGGAGATGGACTGAAAACTATGTTACTACAACACAAACCAATAACTATGATGTTGCTAGTTATACATCAGGTAATAGTCTAACAGATTTAAAAAACTCAAAAAACATTACATTATATAACTCACCAGTTCTAACTACAAGTGGTGGGAAATATCTAACATTTAATGGTGTTAACAACTATGGTATAACACCAAGTCTTACAAGTCATTTTAGTAATTCAAATGTTATTACACTAATACTATGGGTATATCCTACAGGTAATGGTGTAATATTGGACGAATTAGGTACACCTTCAACTTCTTCAGGTTGGCACGAGTCGGTAGTTGAGATAACAGGAGGTAACACCTTAAGATGCGGATTTTGGAATGGTACTGGTATTACACAAATCTCGACTAGTATAACCTTAAATCAATGGTGTATGGTTGCGTTAACCTATGATGGGTCAACAATGACAGGATATAAGAATGGAGTGTCTTTTGGTAGTACAACCTTTAATAGATTAGCACCTCATTTAAATGGTGGCGGAGACCAAGTATTTGCGTTAGGATTAGCCGATGGAACTCATATGGGTCACGGTGGGTATGGGTCTTTCAGATTAGGTGCATTCCAAATTTATAACACTTCTTTAACTTTGGACGAGATAAATAGAAATTATATGTCACTATCTTATAGGTTTGGATTAAATCCTTATCTATCGTGGAATGGCGGAGAGCCAAATAATTCGAATAGTGAAGATTATGCTCAATTTGTTGGTTCTGGATTATGGAATGATTTACCTAATAATGTTTCATTACCTTATGTGATTGAATTTGATTATATTGTTACCTTTACACCTTGGGTATTACATCAGACTGTTTTTACAAATTCAAATGGGTATTATAGTTTTAATCAATCAACAAATCCTGCAACAGAATGGTATATACAGATAGATGTGCCAAATGGGCCTGTAACAACACTTCAAAATAATGATTTATATAATGCGAATTTTAAAGTTTTAAACAGAAATTTTACATCAATAGATTATTACCGATATGATGTAAATAATGACAATAAAATAACAATTTCAGATGTATACTATATTCATATGAAAAAATCAGGTTTATTCTTAAATTGGACTTCACCTTTACCAAAAACAAGATTATTTACACAGTCTGTGTATAATACAATTATGTCATCAACAAATGATATAAGAGCAACATATAGTGGAACTAATAATATAGTTATTATGTCCCCAACCAATGGAGGTAGTTCAAATTATTATTTGATTAATACAGGGTATTCTAATAGTATTAGTTTAAGCTATTAATAAGTTTTTTTGGTTTTTTGTCCAAATTTTCGTATCTTTGTAATATGATGATGGATAAAAAACGAGCCAAAATTATTGCGTCAGAAACTTTTAATTGGTGTATTAAAAAATTTGGAAACCCATTAAAAACCCAAAAACCTTCTTTAAAAGTTTCGTTTATTAAATCTAATAAACATAATTACGGTTTATATTATTCAAGAGTTATTTCGGTTTTTCCTTTGGTTTGTGAAACTGAAAGATTAATCATTAAAACCGTAATACACGAATATAGACATTTTTTACAAATGCCTAAATTAAGTAATATGTCTCAATATTCTAAATTATGTGAAGAATATGATTATGAAAATCACCCTTTAGAGATTGATGCCAGAGAATTTGAAAAATGTCATTATAAATCTTGTAGGGCTTTTTTAAAAAGAAAAGGTATTATCTAATAACTACATTGTTTTGAAGTATTTATTGTTAAATAAACTACAATTAAATACAATAAAACAATGTTATTAAAAAACGGTTCAAAAGGAGAAGAAGTAAAACAACTCCAAACTTTATTAGGATTAACTGCTGACGGTATATTTGGTACTGGTACCGAAACTAAAGTAAAAGCTTGGCAAGCTGCAAATGGTTTAACCGCTGACGGTATTGTTGGTGATGGTACTTGGGGTAAAATGTTTGGTTCAACAACCCAAGAGTCTAAAGTGATAAAAGAAGATGTTGTAATACCTTCAGGAGGTTCTCTTAATCTTGATAAACTTAAAGGTCATATTCCTGATTCAGTAATTGCTCAAATACCAGATACTGCAAAAAAATTCAATATAACTAATCCATTGAGATTGGCTCACTTTTTAGCGCAATGTGGTCACGAGTCAGGAGGTTTTAAAGCAGTTCAAGAAAATTTAAATTACTCTGCTGATGGATTGAAAAAAATCTTCCCTAAGTATTTCCCTGGTAATCTTGCTGAGTCATACGCAAGAAACCCTGAGAAAATTGCTTCCAAAGTATATGGAGGTAGAATGGGTAATGGTGATGAAACAACAAAAGAAGGTTTCAAATTTAGAGGTAGAGGTTATATCCAATTAACAGGTAAAGCAAATTACACAAACTTTGCTAAGTTTATCGGTGAAGATACTGTGGCTAATCCTGATTTAGTTGCAACAAAATACCCATTAGCATCTGCGGCATTCTTCTTTGATTCAAATAAGTTATGGTCAATTTGTGATAAAGGAGCTGATGACGCAACGGTAACTGCGGTTACAAAAAGAGTAAACGGTGGGACTATTGGATTACCTGATAGAATCAAACATTTTAAGGAATATTATAATTTATTAAAATAAAAAATTATTATGGACGAAACACAAATAGAATATAAAAGTGAATTTTTACCTGACATAACAATAGTTGTTGTGTTTAAAGAAGACCCATTATATCCACAAGTTAATGAATATTTTGACGAATATGGTTATGGATTTATGGTTCCAGGTAAAAATTTAGTGATAATTGATGGTGAAATTTTAGAAGAAATTGAAGATACAAGTATTATTAAATTCATAGAAGCTCACGAGATTTCACACATATTATTAAATCATTCGGGACCTAGAGATAATAGAGAAGAATTAGAAGCTGATTTAGGTGCTTATTTGTTGTTAAGTCAAAATGGTTATAATAATGCTATAGAATTATTGTTAAAACACTTTGAGGATAGACACGGAATTAAGTTTTCTGAAGAATTATTACCTGAGATATCAAAAAAATTAGGTTTTGATTAATGTCAGACTTGATTTTTTGAATATTATGTAGTATTTATTTATACGTCCGCCCTCCTTTGGGTGTTTATATATATCCTGTACTAAAAGACCTGAGAAAATTTTCTTGGGTCTTTTTATTTTAAAAAAAAATTATTATCTTTGTAAAAAATTAAAGTTATGAAAATAAAATTTGCAGATAGTTTTGGAGATAGTATTGAAAGATTAATACGTCATCAAACTTGGTGGTATAAAACATATGAGTTATTTCGATACGATTTACCTAGATTCTTTAAGAATGTTTGGACATTTAGAAAGGCGCTATGGAGTCATTACTGGTTTGACCATCACGGAACTTTAAAATTCCTTGAGATTGGGTTAACTAACATCTCTGACACTGTTGAGAAATATGGTAATGAGGTTGATGGCCCTCGTTTAAAGAAAGTTGCCGCAATGCGTAGAGCAATTGAACTAATCAAGAACTATAATGAGGACAACTACATTGAAATGGCCGAATCTGAATTAGGAGAACTCATACTTCGCGATTGGGAATTTGAAGAAACTGGCGAAACAACTAATAATCCATTAGGTGAAGATAATGAAAAATTATACAGGTTAGTTGATAAGGATACTCCTGAAGAAAAAGAACACAATCGTAAAGTGTTTGATAGGGCTCGTGAGATTGAAAAACAGGAATGGGACGAATTGTTTAAAATATTAAAAGGTCAGGATTACACAACTTTTGATAAAGATAAAGATTGGGATGAACAATTTGATGGTTCAGGTATAAAAGGTTGGTGGGACTAATATGATGTTGCAATTAAATCCAATGATTCCTATTTTAAGGGTCTCTGACGGTATGGAAGGATATGCGTTTTTGGTTATAGATTATTCCCAAGAACATAATTTACTTTTTACTTGTGCAATGGATGATGGAGAAATATGGACACTTAACAATAAAGAAATAAGATTTTGTAAAAATATTTCTATGGATAGATTAGAAATTAAAAAAAATGATTAACTTTGTACTATGAAAATTACACTTATATCAGATACTCACACAAAACACAAACACATTACTCAGGATTTACCTGGTGGTGATTTGTTAATCCACGCAGGAGATATGTCTTCTATGGGTTATGAGCACGAGATTACCGAATTCTGTAAATGGTTCGATAAAATCGCTAACTAAGACCACAAAATCTCTATTGCGGGTAATCACGATTGGGGGTTTCAAAACAACACTGAGAAAGCGATGCAGATTGTTAACTCTTACAAAACCATTAATTACTTACAAGATGATTGGTTAAAAGTTGGTGATGACAAACAAATGGTTAAAGTTTACGGTAGTCCTTGGCAACCTGAATTTTATCAATGGGCGTTCAACTTACAAAAAAATGGTGATGAGTTGAAATCCAAATGGAATGCAATTCCTGAAGATACCGACATCTTAATCACTCACGGTCCTGCTTGGGGATTCTTGGATGACGTTGAAGGTCGCAGAGGAGAACATTTAGGTTGTGAATTATTAGCTGAGAGAATTAAAACTATCAAACCAAAGATTCACGTTTGTGGTCATATCCACACTGGGTACGGTCACTACTTTGATGGACACACTCACTATTTCAACGCGTCAGTATTGAACGAAAGATATCTTTACGCTCATACTCCTTGGAATATCGATTGGGACCCAATCACAAATAAAGTTACTTTTTTGGGTAACGATTAAAGGAACCACCTTCGGGTGGTTTTTTTATTTATAAAGTATTTATTAATATGCAAAGATTTGAAAACGAATTACCTGTATCGGTTTTAAAAATGATTATCAAAGAAATTGATAAAGAAGCGTCTGAACAAAGAATCGATTGGACCGACGACTCGGTATATGAGAGTCGAATTTTGGATTTAATTGATAACTCTTTAAAAAAATTTGGTATAACAAATATTGATTACGAGTCTTACGGATTTTTTTGGAAATTGTA